TTTACCATACTCCTCTACCGCTTTAGATAAACTTAATAAATCTTTGGAAATTCTCGCAGCATTTTCATAATTAGCTTCATAGGTGCGATTAAGCCCCCTTCCCGCAGATGCAACTCTAAAATCATCTCTTATCTTTTTTAATTGAGATTCATTTTGTATCTCAAACCACTCATCCACATTTAATCCATTTTGTTCTAATACGGAATAACTATATAAATCACTCATTTTACTGTTATTAACTATAAATCTATACTGTTTACATGCAGTAGGTTTACTACTACAATAATCAAGTGCTTCTTTACTATCCTCCTTTAAACAGGTATTTTCCATCATTAAATTATGAATTCTATTAATTTCCTTTATTAATTTTCTATCGGTTTTCATTTTACTTTTTTATATAAATATACTCTTATTCTTATAATAATTATAGTTTATTGAATAAATCTTCTAATTCTTTTATTCTTTCTTCTTCCGTTGTTTTTCTCCTTGAGTGTTTTATGAGTTTAAGAGCTTCCTCTTCATCTCCTTCTAAATTTATTTTTTTAAGGGTATTGGAAGGTATTTTATTAATATCTATATTGTCTAACTCTTTTATTACTTTTATGGTATCACTAATTTCTTTATATAATTCTTCCTCTTTAACTTCATCTCTTTTAGGTGAATTTTCTATCAAGTCTAACCACTTATTTAATTTCTCCTCAATACTAGATTTTAATTCTTTTTTACTCTCTGGAGATAATTGATTTTTTTGTACCCCTTCCTTTACAATAGCATCTGCAGTTTCATACGCACCGTCTCTAAATAATAAATGTAATAATAAACCACCCCCAGTAATAAAGGAACGAGTTTTTAAAGGTAATTTAAGTATAAAATCACTTACATAAGCGTGTTTGATATATTTACCAGTTTTAGATAAAGAATTAATAACTGGACCCTTACTTAAATTTTTAAAATCAGGAATAGATTTTACATACTGTTTCATCTCTTTAACCTTTAAAAGTGTAGTAGGATCCACATTATCAATAACTTCTTTAGGGTTTTCCACCATCCACTTAAATATTTTCTTTTCCCGCTCGGTAGTCATTTGTTTCATTCCTTCTTTTACTGCTTTTTCTTTACTTATCCCCTTACCAATCTGTTTATCTATATTAAGAAATGCCTGCGAAATGGTTTTTGCCTCAGATTTAAATATACTTTTTCCTATCCCTAATATTCCCGGTAACCCTATACCTAATACTGCATATAGGGCGGCGGTTTCCATTTCCCCTTCCTTATAATATACACCCGCATGTAACAAATCAATTCCGGCACTAATGAAAACCCCCCCTGGTAGGATAAGAACAGCAATAGATAACACATCTAATATTTCATGTCTATGTTCTTTAATCCATGTATCCCTTTTATTATTAAAAGCCCGTCTATCACTATACATTTGTCTTTCTGCTTCTTTTCTTTGTTTATCACTTAAAGCCCTATCTGGTCCTTGTTTAAAAGAATTGCCTTCAGGAACAAAAACAGTATCATAAATAAGAATCGTTTTCATATTTTCAGTCCCAGCAATTGGGTTGACATTAGGTACTCTTCTCCCGACAGATTTTTCTGTACCATTTTTACATATACATCGTGTATAGGACTTATCATCATAAAAACCTCCTTTTATAGGTAGTTCATACTCTCCCCTCAACCCATAATAACTATCCCACCAAGATCCTTTTTTTGTGACACAGGTATTTATTTGACCCCTATATTTACATTTTTTTTGATCTTTACCACAACAATAATCATGTTTTTTACCAAATTCATTCATAGGCTGCATTATTTGAATATCATAAGGTCCCCCTTTTGCAAATCTATCTGTCCCCATATCAATATGATCCTGTTGTTTTATTAACTCTTGATATAAAGGTGGGTCGTCAACTTTTATTTGTTCTATATTAAAGTTAGGTTCAAAATCCACAATTTTTTGATTCTTTAAGGGTTGGAAGTCACCACCCTTACCCAATCTGTCAGATTGTTCTAAAAGGAATATGGTTTTATATTGTGATTCGGAGATAACTATCTTCATTATATATAAGTTTAATAATAAATACTTGTATGCATAGAAAAAGCCACTAACCAGTGGCTTATTTCAATATCTTTATATGGAGATTATAAGCTCTTAGAATACGTTGATTGCTCTATCGAACCTCAATGTACATGTGATATCTGCCAAGTCACTAGAAGAATAATCCAACCCACCGAAATCTGCATCGTTAAGTTGAGTTCCTTGAAGAATCCATTTTTGTACTACTACTCCTGTAGGATCTAACATCTCTAACTCAACATCTTTCTTATATCCTGCGGCGTAACCTTGTCTACCTGTTACTGATTCAGAGTGAAGTCTTACCCACTCCATTAGTGCTTGTGTTGCGGAAGGACCAATTGGATCTCTAAATGTAACTGATATAGTTTCCCACCTAAATCTACCAATAACAAATGTTTCCGTATTTAAGAAAGGTATTGAAACCTCATCACTTGTATATTTTGGTCGACTTGCAGTAGAAATCCACCATTCTTGGATACCCAACTCATCGGGAAATCTAAGAATCCATCTATTCTTTCTTAAGGGTTCGTAAGGAACCGGCATTCTCATTAATAAATCTGCCATTGTTTTATTTTTTTAATATAGTTTTATTCTTTAATTATAAATATTCAGCTTTTAAAAAAAAGTTTATTTTTTGATGATAATTCTTTTTTTCTTAGGGTTTTCTGGTTCTGAAGTATCATATACTAAAAATCTCACATCAGGATATAACCCCTTTAACGTTTCCTTTATATATTTTTCTGCCGTTTCCACATTACCTAAATCGTCATCACTAAACCCTATACTAATTCCAGTATATTCGGGATCATCTTTTATTTTATCTACCGCCTTTACTACTCGATCCACAAAACTCTTTAATGCCATTGTTTTTGCAATCTCAGGATCAGTAGATGATGACTTTATATTAAACTTTTCCATAAAGTCGTCAGAGGAGACAGGATAATAGTCTTGTAAGTTAAGATATTCATCAATACTCACTCCATGCAAATTGGCAATCATTTGACTTCTTTCATCTTCAGTTAATATAGTATCTATAATGATTTTAATTGCATCTTTTATCGCTTGTGGAGGATTTCCCCTTGCAGTAATAATAGAAAAATCACTTCCATATGATAATGCTTCTCTAAATTTATCAAAACTAGGACCAAATCCTTTTTTATTTAATGCCTCTTTGGTATCTTTAATGAAAGAATCATAAGAACGAAAATCTCTAAAGGATTTCATAGGATCATTATCTATATATCGATATAATCTACCCACTTCTTTTCTTATTTCTCTAAATTCTTCGGTAGATACTGAAATAGGGACCCATCCCTTTTTAACCTTTTTCTCTAAATAAATTCTGGTTGGCATGAACAAAAGATTATCATCCCAATCAAATGAATATGCTCTCTTTTGAAATTCTAAAAGTAATTTATTCTGATGCTTTGTTAACCTGAGTTTCATAGGTAAAAAAAAGGTGGGCAAAAGTCGCCCACCTTATTATAGTTGTATATTTTATTAAATGTCATCAAAAGATGCACCAGTATTAGTAATATTAAATTCTATACTGATGTATTCTAATGTTCTAGTTGGTTTAATAAAGATTCTACCATTCAATTCATTTCTATCAATTGATTCTGGAGTATCATCCAACACCACTCTAAAGTCAGTCAAACCTCTTTCTTTACGGATATTATCCAAAATTGGGTTAACTAATGAAAGGAATTGATTCCTTACAACTTCATCATTTTGTTCAAATAATAATCTTATAGAAACTGCAGATATAAGTTTTCGTGCTTGAAGTAAAAGTCTTCTAACGTTAATTCTATTAAGTGCCGTTTCTTTTTGTTGTAATGTTTTATTACCCCATATTACTACTCCCACATCTGAGAATGTTGCCATAGGGTTAATCATACCTTCATAAAGAGTATCTCTTTGGTCTAAAGTAAGTTTCAGTCTCGCTTTAATTGCGTTTGTTGTTCCTCTATTTAAACCTGCAGCTGCAAACCAAGGGAAAGCGACATTATCTGTCAATGCGATATTTCTAACAACCTCTAATGTAGGTGGTAACCACACATATTGATTATTTTCTGTATCATTCATCTGTAACCATGGCCAATAAGTGGCGGAATAGTTACTATCGATTGCCGAATCCTCAATTATATCAACCGCTTCTGCTGGCTCAATCGCTTGTCCATCTGAATCGGTATCTGGTGTTGTTAAGATATATAAAGAATCTGCCCTATCAACCTCAACCACATCAATTGCATTCTCAATTAATCCTGTTTGATCTCTCACATCTAACCCAGGGGTTGCAAATACATTTATATTCACCGCTTCTGGATTATTAAAGGTATATAAACCATCTAAAAATGCGTAATAATCAGAAGTAATACCCTCATCACCTTCACTGGTAACAAATGTTGAAAAGGTTCCTGCTAATAATCCGGCAGATCCATCGGTACCTGTTTTGGTATAACTATCACCGTTAGTTCGTTGGGTTCTATATTCATCCCATCCATCATATCCTCCGAAAGGTGCGTATGTGAATTTTCTTGCCGCTAATTTTTCATAAGGTCCACCTGTTAAAGAAGCGTTAGTTGTAAAAGGAGCGTCTCCTACTTGTAATGTTGGGAAGTAACTTGCATCACCTGCTGATATTTCAGCACCTAAAGCGTTTTCATCCATATGGAAACCATCTGTTCTTCCTGTATAAATACCGCTATTAACCGCATTTAATCCTTTATAATCGAAGAAATCTTGATCCACCCCAATACCACTATTTAATCCTAAATATGTTTTTCTTAGTCTTGCAGTAGTTAAAGAAGGAGCATATTCTGTTTTATATTCAATTTGTGGAGGAGAAGAAGTCCTAGTACCGATATAAGTCCTATTTAATACTCCCTCAAATCCTGCAGGAAAACCATTTTTTGGATAGTCATCTGCTAATTCCACCATTATATATTCACTACGTAATGGAAATTCACCATCACTTGTACCAATTTTCCTTCCAATAAATCCGTTATCCGTAGGGTTCATTGTTAATTTAGAATATTTTTCTACAGTTTGAATATTAGTGTCAGTATCATTAAATTTCCTTACTAATAAATCAAAAGTCTTTTCATCAGGTTTTATATTAACAATAGAGAATTTAACATCTTCATTGGCAGCATTACCATCCGAAATAGTTATAAATCGGAATAATCGTTGTAATACATTACCACGTAATTCTGATAAGACATACGGAGAAGCGGCTGATTTCCATTGTTCCTCATAATCATCTAAATTATGGGGATCACCAGAATCAATCTCATTAAATGTAATATCTAAACCTCTTACTTTACCCGCAGTGTCTAAATCCTCCATTACATTATAATATAATTCTTCCATCCATAATTCTGTTTCTTTATCTTGTGTTTTACTTCCAAATAAACCTGCTATATAGTTAGTTTTAGTTTTATCTAATGAGGTGTCATAACTAAAAGTATTACCCACATTAGTAGTTCCTGTAATAGTGAAATTCCCAAATGGGTCAGTTACTATCTCATCCGTATTTGTCATTGCTGCCGTTGCTACCGTATAATCTAAAATTTGGTCACCACCATAATCACCACGTGATCTTAACGTTGCAACAACACTACCATCCCAATCGTAACATTCGGCAGTAAATGTGGTTACAGTACCTGTAGTGGTTCCGGTAACAAATGCGGGATCATCTCCTGATGGTGCAATATCGGTTAATTCCATAACAAATGTAGCCCCACTAAAATCACAACCTGTTTTTATATATGCTGGTTCACTTATACTAAATTCTGTTGGTATTGTTGATGTACCTATAGAAGAAAAAGTAGGTGTTATTTCTCCTCCATCATATAATGCTTGTAAATTAGCACTATCAAAAGTCATTGTGACGGGTGTTCCTCCTGTAGACGCACTAAATGTTAATCCACCATCCGAAGTAGTTGCCCCTTCTACTACAGTTGTAGGATCTGGATTAGAATCCATAGTTATACACCATGCACCCCCTGCTTTATATCCTGAATATCCTAATACTCTACTTACATATAATTGATTAGTTTGAGTTAAGAATGATTTGGCGATATAGTTTAATTCATATTTATGAAATCCAGTTCCTTTAAACTTCTCTGAATTCAAACCACTAAAATAATTCATGAATTCATTATAGTTTGAAATAAAGACTGGTTCAAATGCTGGCCCTTTCGGAGTTTCACCTACTAAACCTAGAGTAGTGACCCCTACTTGTCTTGTTACAAATGTTAAATCCTTTTCTGAGGTGAAAACACCAGGACTAACAAAAATTCTATCTGTCGATGCCATTTATTTAATTTTTAAAATTTATATTATTTTATCTTTATATTATAAATATGCTGGTTTTTATGAAAGTATTTTAATGTTTTAAAATTAGTAGGACTCTTTTCATACTTTTATCATACTTATATAAAAAAACCTATGAAAAGGACTAAAAATCTAAAGATAACTCAACAAACCCATTCTTTACTAAAAAAATATTGTGAAGAGAACGGATTAAAAATGTTTGCATATGTTGAGAAGATAATCAGGGAAAAATGTGTACCTAAAAAAGATATATATGGAGAAGTTACGTAGTAATTATCTCCAAGCTACAACTATCGTATCACGAGTACTAGGTTTCCAGTCAGTATTTATCCATTTTAAAATATTATTTTCTAATATTTGGAAATCTAATCCACTATGATATCTCACCCCATTAATATAAACTTCCACATTGTCTACGTTTTTAATCTTTTTAAAACTAACTAAATCCTCAAAATAATCTTGTTCATCTTGAATGGGAGAGAATATATGGGTGTGATAATCTATACCTAGATTTTGTAATAATACACTGGGGTCCCTAACAATATAATTTTTAACTATCTTTTTACTCATTTTAATTTACCTTTTAATTTTAAATACGCACTGTTGGTTACCGTAGATTTAACAATTGTTATATTTAATGTATCTCCATATTTAACATCGTAGGGCACAGATACGGGTACACCATTTAATTCAACAACATAAGAATCTACATTTTCTACGGCAATTTCCTCATAAGTGGCATCTACATCTATCGATAAAGAAAATACATTAACCCCAGGATCAAATGTTATATTTAACTCAATTAACCCAACTTCTTTATCCGAAATTATTTGGTATGGGGCTAAATTAATGTTTTCAGTTAATTCGTAGAATTGTATACCCCTACTAATAGCTGGTGCCACTTCAAATTCTTTTTCATCTAACAGATAACCTAACATTTTAATGGCGTAGAGTTGAACATAATACCGTTTCTCATCAATATTGTTTATTACACTCTCATCCCCAATACTATCCAACATTAATGGAATAGGGTGACCATTAATACGAAGATATTTTTCTCCCGCAGAGAAAGACTCTAACATTTTTTTATTGAATATATTCAAATCTCTCATTCTATTACAAAATAATCTTACTTCATAATTCATATCAATAGAAACTGGTTGGGGTATTTTATAAATGTCAAAACTTTTAATGTTTCCATCCCAGGTAGGAATTTTCATATAAGTAAATGTAGGTTTACCTGGAATATTAAATGCACCTGCGTAATTAGTTCCTACTTGAGCATCTGGTTTTCGTATTATAGTTATAAATGGAATTTTAATATTTTTATTTTCATCTGCGAATTTCCATGTTTTTGCAAATTCCGCCCATCGTTGTATACTTAGAAATATCACTGGTACTTCTTGACCACCTAATGCAAGATTTATAGAATTTTTAACATATTCTATAAAATCTCTATCCATATCCTCATGTAGAATACTTTTAGGAAGATAAGTTCCATTATTAGCAATATTATCTAATATTTGTTGTCGAGCAGCAAATCCTACCTGTGGTGGATTTATATTTAAACTTTTTCTATAATTTTTAGGAAGACCCATATTAATTAAATACCTTGAAATTCATCTTCGTCTACGGGCACACATGTCACAGTTCTGTAAAATCCTTTAAAACCACCTATTGTATGAGCGTTATCTGAGTTTATTATACCATTATTAGAAACTGTATAGTATTGGATATGATCTTCAGTTTCCGCATACCCAATATAATCTCCATAATTTATTGATGCCTGTAATTCCTCTAACTGATCCTCATACACACCAAAAACTAAATTACCATGTTCTAAATGTCTAAGAGAACCATTAGGGTTATAGGCCTCATTAATAGGGGTGTTATTTGTTAAAACCACCGTTAATTCTACTGGTGCCTTAAATCTAATTTCATTACGACCCGACTCCCCATAAATGTCATCGGTTAAAGATTCCCCTTGATTCACTTGAAATAAAATAACCTTAATATTTATATCTCCATCCAACCATTCTCTACCGAATTCTATCTGTAAATTGAAATCTTCTTGCGAAAAAAACTTATTTAACCTGGTTATAGGGATTTTTCTATTATTTTTCATCTATCTTTTCTCTATAAATATTTATAGTTAATAAAAAAATGATTATAATTGTAAATATGTTAGATATAAAAGACATTAAAGGATTAGATGGTGAAGAACTATTAGAATCATATAATGGGAGAAATCCCTATATAAATTATATGAAAAAAAAATATACTACCGAAAAATCTTATTTCTTAACCAATAGTCAAACTAAATATATTAAAAAATTCTTTAGTTTTGAACCTAAAAGGTTAAATAAAATAATTGAAATCACCACATATTATAGCGATCAATTAAGAGAAGAATATAAATTAAATGTACCAATAAAAAAAATTTTAATAGAGACCTTGTTAGCAGAATCCGATAAAGCGATTCATGTTATATGTAAATTTTATAAAAACCAAGAAGACGTTAAGTTAATATGGATACCTAAAACCCAATTGATAGATGATATTCATTATGAAGATTTTAAAATAGAGGTGGATTATGAAAAATATAAAAATTTAGATAAAAGAGGTTGGCGAGCATTTAATCATCAAGAAGAGGGAATTGAATTTTTATTAAAAAACCCTAAATGTATTTTAGCGGATGATATGGGTTTAGGAAAAACATACCAATCTATAGTGGCAGCTTTAGAGGGAGAATCAGAAAGAATATTAATTGTGTGTCCTGCTTCTTTAAAAATTAATTGGATGCGAGAAGTACAAAATTTTTGTGATGATGTTTCCATTATAAAAGGAAAACATTGGGATCCTGCCCGATTTACTATTATTAATTATGATATTCTTAAAAACTTTCATACCATAGAAGAAAGAGGAAAGACCTATGAAGATTGGGAATTAAGAAGAGAGATAGTAGATTTTAATCCAGATCTTATTATTCTCGATGAAGCTCATTTTGTTAAAAACCATAAAAGTATTAGAGGTAAAATTTTAAAAGACTTAGCTAAACGATTTAACCCAGAAAAAGTTTGGTTATTAACTGGTACACCTATTGCTAATCGACCAATGGATTATTATAATTTATTATCTATTATTGATTCTCCAGTTGCGAGGAATTGGGTACACTATGCCCGAACATATTGTGAAGGAATGAGATTTAAAAAGGGTGGAAGATATATTTGGGTAACCAAAGGAGCATCTAACCTACAAGAATTAAATGATAAAACCAAACGAACCATTTTAAGGCGTAAAAAAGATGATGTATTAGATTTACCAGATAAATTAATTACTCCCGTTTATTTAGAGTTACAGAATGTGGATGGGTATAAGAATGTTTGGGATGAATATTTAGCCCAACGTAAATTAGATGGTAAAAAAGGTAACCCTGCAAGAGATTTAGTAGAAATGACTCTTTTACGTACTTTTATTGCAATGGAGACAGTACCTTATACTATAGAAAAAACTGAAGAAGCGTTAGAATTAAATAAAAAAACGATCATTTTTTGTAATTTTAATGACGAAATGGATACCTTTGTAAGATATTTTGGAGAAAAAGCGGTATGTGTACGAGGAGGGATGAGTGATAAACAAAAACAACATGCAGTAGATAGATTTCAAGATGATGACGAGTGTATGGTATTTATTGGTCAAATTAAAGCGGCAGGTGTAGGTTTAACTCTTACCGCCGCCGAAATTGTAATTATGAATTCTTTAGATTGGGTACCTGGAAATCATGAACAAGCAGAAGACAGAGCCTATCGAATAGGACAAAGTAAAACTGTTAATATTTATTATATGTTAATAGATGAAACAATAGATACCTTAGTATGGGAAATTTTAACAGAAAAGAAAAAAGTAATCGGCACTATAATGGGTGAAGATGATATAATAATAGAATTTATTAAACAGATAAAAGATGGAAGTAATAGTATTTAGTATGGATGGTTGTCCTCATTGTGATAACTTAAAAACACAATTAAAAGAAAATAATATCCCATTTACAGAAAAAGATGTAGATAAACATGAAGTGTTATATGAATCATTCTCTACTAAAGTAGATAGTGAATATTTACCGGCGATACTAATAGGTAAAAGAGCCTATATCCCCGAAAGATCATTTCAAACTATTGAACAGGCAGTGGAACTTATTCAAACTCGCCTGTCGGAGCTTTCTCGTCATGGTCACCACTTAGGTTAAAATTATCATTACTTTCACTATAATTACCGATTAGTTCCCCTAATTGATTAATGATATTATCATGTTCTTCAGTGCCTTCCCATCCTGCACCCTGACCTTGACTATGTAATAAAGATTTCCTTATATCTTCTAATCCTGCCATTAATTGATCGTCATTAGATTCATCAGCAAATTGAATTGCCGCTTCAATATCCCGTAAAGCGGATGCTAAATGATTCATTGCTTTATGCATTAACCCCACTGCTATATCTATAGAAGTTTTAGTGGTAGTTTGAGTATATGGGGATAAATTTTCTTCTACCTCATACTCAACCATTTCCCTTAAAATTTTTTTAATTAATTTTCTTTCCATCATTTAATAAATATCTTAATATTTATAAATAAATACTATTAATATGGCAAATGCATTAAATGATCAATTAAAAGAAGAATTATTTACATTGATAAAACATAGATTAGGTGCACCTATTCGAAAAATAGAGTTGGATTGGGATCAAATGTGCTCTTTATTAGAGACTGCAATTGAAGATTATGCACAACGAGTTCAAGATTGGTTAATTGAAAACCAATGGGCTTCATTATTAGGTAACAATACTAATAAATTAGATATAGCTTTCGCTTTAACTACCAGATCATTAGATTTTGAATCTCGATTTTCATACGCATATTCTAAACAAGTGGGACTCCAAGATAGAGGGCCGTGGGAATTAAAAAAGGATTATGTAACAATAGAAGCAGGAAAACAAGTTTATCAAATCCCTGGAGGAAGAGAAGTCAATGAAATATTATGGATTACCCCTAACAGTACCGATCACGCCTTATATTCTTTTGCAGGGTTTGGAGATTATGGATTTGGCGGAGGTTTTGGACAAGTACCTTATGCAGGTTGGGGACAAGGTGGAGGATTAGGAAATGGTGGATTCTATGTTGCCCCAGCATTTGATGTTTTATTAAGGGCAGCAGATTTTAGTTTAAAATCAAAATTATTAAGAAGTCAATTAACTTATAAGGTGACGGCGGGACCAAATGGAACTAGGTTATTACATTTAATGCCTATTCCGGGAAGTAGATTATCTTTTTCCGCAGGTGGTTTGGTGGGTAGCCAAATTGGATTAGCCGGAACTAAAGTATGGTATTATTATTATGATACTAATGGAATGACTGAGGAAGAGATTGATAATTGTCTTAATGAAAATAAAGATATAATTGCATTACCTAACGAGGTACCCTTATCTAAATTATTATATTCCGATTTAAATGAACCAACGAGAGTTTGGGTAAGACGATATCTTACTGCTTTATTTAAAGAAGCGTTAGGGAGAGTTAGAGGTAAATTCAGTGGTGCGTTAAAAGTACCCGATGCGGAGATTCAAATGGATTATGATAGTCTTTTAACGGAAGGAAAAGAAGAACAATTAAAATTATTAGAAACTTTAGATGCCCGATTAGAGAGATTAAGTAATGCAAAACAATTAGAACTTAAAGCTAGTGAAGCAGAAAACCTTAATAAATCTTTACAGTATCGACCTTTGGGATTATTCGTAATTTAAACTAAACTCATCTAATATATTATAATCCTCAAACATATATATTGGGGATATACCCATAGAGTCCCAATAACTACTTTCTTCAGGGGTAATGGTTAATAAATCTTCTAAAGTATCTTGATCACCTTCATTAAAAGGTTGTCCTGAAGTTAATTCTAATTGTTTCCTAGTAAAATATTGTCTATGTAAAGGAGAAGTAGTTAAAATATCATCTCTCACTTCGGGACTAAAACATACTAATAATGGTTTAATTCTTTTATTAAATGCATCTAAATAGCGTTCAATATTATAATTACCCGTACTTTCAGGATGATTTTCTATTATATCTGGTGAGATGTATTCACAATTAATATTAACGGTTTTTTCTTTTGTTTTACTATCTGTTTTGGTTTGTATATCCCCATGTGATTTTCTGGTACCAGTATTAACATAATAAATTGTATCCCCTAAATCTACAGTTAAATTTTCTTTAATGATTAATTCCATATGAGCTTGACGTGGAAGTGGATTACCTGCCTTATTTAATTGTTTGGATCTCTTTAAATAATCTTTTACACTCATTCTAACACGTGATTTATTTGCAATCTTAGAAAGTGGTATTTCTTGATTATAAATTTTCTCTATAGTATCATAATAATCATTTATAAAATCATAACCATTCCCATGTAATAAAAGATCTAATCCTCTATCTATAAATTCGGCAATATAAGTAGGTAATTTTTTAGATTTTATAGTATTACCTACTAATTTAACCTTACCATCTATTAAATCTGCATAATTTTTGCGCGCTAAATTAATAGTCGCCTCACATATCTCGTCTACGTCTAACCCCATTACCCCTTTCATATATACATCATTATATTCCGCCACTACTGCATCCAGACCTTTATAGGTCTTACCTTTTTCATTAAAACGGTGTTTACCTTCGGAAGTATAAATATATTTACTTACATCATCCGGAATGGAAAAATTAAATCCATCGGTATCACCTACTAAGGGTTTAAATCCTTTTTCATTAAAAAATCTGATCATATGTCTTAAATATTGTCTACCTGTACAGGTAATTTTTTCCCCCATATTAGTATCACCCCAAGGAAATACGTTTGGGGCGGATATAGAACCAAACATACCATTATTCAAGATTTTTAAAGGTAATTGTTTTTTATCATAATATTCGGACATTTCTTTTTCACCTAATTTTGCATGTTTAGATTTTAGTTCTTTATATAGATTTCTATAATCGTAGTTATATTGTAACAATCCTCTCATTGCTCCTGTTACATCACATTCAGTAAATACATCATGTGTTAATTGTATAGAAGGGTATAGTGACGCAAAGTCAAATTTAACTACATTTTCACTATATCCTACCTCTAGTAATCTGGAAAGACCACCAGTAAACCCTTTGGTTGGCATAGTATGAGGTACACCCAAACCATTTTTATATGCCCAACCCAACATTAATAATTTCCATGTGGCTGCAGTTCCCATAGTAGATGATCTCATAAAAGAAGTAGGTAATATCTTAGCCAATAAAAAGGTGGCTTGATTAAAAATATTATCAACCTTTTCTGTTTCCCATAAATCATCTATAAGATATCTTTCTACAATATATTTTCCATTAACAACTTGACATCCTTCAGGAATTTCCTCTTTTAATATTCCCCATGAACCATCCTCATCATTAAACCAATATTTAGTTTCAATATCTTCCCATACCTTACTAATTTTATCACCGGGGATATATACCCTATTAGGTTTGGCCGCATTAGAATATTTGGTTATATATTTAAGACTTGCCTGTTTAATCGAAGAGTTAATGGCTTGAGCTCTTCTAACTGCATGATAAACATCCATTATATTATACCCCCACATAACTGTTTGTTCATAGTATTCCATCTCTGGACCCATTTTTAAACTTTGTTTTTTTCTATAAAAAGGAATAGGTCCTAATGTTTTAGATATTTTACTCATTTCTATACCTAATTGGTTTGCTCTCTCTACTATAAAATACCAGTCAAAATTTTCTGAATTATATCCGGCAATAATAGATGGTTTTAAATGATGTATAATTTTAAAAAATGTCTTGATTGCTTCTCCTTCTCTTTGTCTTAATTCTCTGCGTGTTTCACCATCGATAGATAATACATGTTGAAATCCTCTATTATCTTTAACACCTATTTGGAAAATTCTACATTGTTTAGGGTCTAACCCAGTAGTTTCAATATCAAAAGATAATCTATGAACATCATCATATTCATCCATCCCCTTAAATAACCTTTTACCTGTTTGTATTAAGAATTGTTCTGTTGGATTAATAGCTAAAAAATTATCCCTATGTTCTTCAGAATATACTTCCATCTTACCCTCTTTAAAAAAAGATAGTAATTGACCATAACTTCCTCTACAGGTTACTAAAAATTTATACCCATTAATTAATCTGGGTATTTCGTTACCCTCTTCATTTTCAATATTTAGTGGTATAAATTTTATACCAAACTCCCGCATCTTATTTTTAATAAGTCTTCTATCACCCCCATAGAAAATGGACATATCGGGACTTTTCATCCATAAGAAAGGTTTTAATTTATGTTTTTCTATTCTTTTCCCCCTTTCAGGATCATGAATAATTAAACTAATTTTATTTTCCCTATAAGATGATTCTACTCCTACGATATACTTTTGATCATCGTAACCTTCTAAATATTCTTTAATTTCTTCTACAGTAGCAGGCATACTTATAATGTTTAATTACAAATATACGAAAAAAAATTGGATTTTCAACTATCTAGGACGTTAATAAATAATTTATCTCTAATTGGTGCTATTAATGTTCCACTACCGTCTAGGAAAGTAATTACAAATTCACCATTATATTTACCAGGTTTTTTAGTATCCCTATCACTCCAATCATATCGGATATAATACTCTGGTGCGTCGCCACCAATATCACAATCTTCACATTTTAATTCGATACTGGCAGGTGAATTAGCAATTCTTTTAACATTATTATTTACATCCCACATATTGAATTTAATAGTAGCATTTTGAATTTTCTCAAAAAACTTTCTGAAATCATTACGACCATCATTAACTAATTCCAT